AACATTGACAATTACATCATATTTTTTTGGATCTATTGTTTTAATAACGTTTAATGCAGAATCTATTTTTTTATCCCATTCATCACCTACTTTACTAATTTTAATTTGACTAAAAGTAAATAGGGGCAATGTAACTAAAAATAAAAGAATAGTTCTCATTTATAATAAATATAAAAGGGGAAACAAAAGTTTCCCCTAAAATATAGATTTAAAAAAATGTGATTACCCTTCGCAGGCTACGCAATTGTCATCTCTTGAGATATTATCTCCTCTTAGAATAGATTCAGATCTCATGTAGTATAATGTTTTAATGCCTTCTTTCCAAGCTAACTTATGAACATCACTTATATATTTTGGTGAGTCTGATGGGTCAAATGTTAAATTTAAAGATATTGCTTGGTCTACATATTTTTGTCTTATAGCATTTTGTCTAATGACTTCAAACGGGTTGATTTCTTTAAATGTTAAAAATATTTCTTTTTCTTCAGGAGTTAAAATATAATCTGGTAATCCTACAACTGAACCTTTATCTTTAGCTATTTGATCCCAAACACTATCTATGTTATATCCTTTAGATTCAAGTAATTTTTCTAATGTTGGATTCTTATTAATAAATGTTCCTTTAGCTGTTTTTAAATTGTAAACATTTGCAGGTATAGGTTCAATTGAAGGTGAAACTCCGCCTGAAATATGAGCATTTGAAACTGTAGGTGCTATTGCTAAATGATGGGTGTGTCTTAAACCTGTTCCTTTACACCATTCAGGTTCGCCATATTCTTTTGCTTGATCACGAGATGCTTTTAATGTTCCTTCTTCAATAAATTCAAACATAACTCTTGTGTATGAATTTGCTTGTAAACCTGCAAATGGTATTCCTTTTTCTTGTAAAAATGTATGCCATCCTAAAACACCTATTCCTATTGCTCTACCTTTAACAGCTGAGCGGTATGTGTTTTCCATAAATTTAACATGTTTAGATCTATCGATGAATTCTTGTAATACACCTTCTAGGAACCAACATGTTAGTTCAGGCAATGTCATTCCATTTTCAAATTTATAGTCTTTCCATTCATCCCAACGAGCTAAGTTTAATGAAGATAAACAGCAAATAAATGAATGTAATGGATCTGTATAGAGTGCTATTTCACTACAAATATTTGTCATTGAAACATGTAAATTGTTTTTCTTATATGCTTCAGGATTTGCATTGTTTATGTTATCTTCAAACATGATGTAAGGTTCACCTGTTTCTAAACGTGTTTTTAAAATTTCACCCCATAGTTTAAGTGCTTTAGGATCACGTTCTTCAACTTTGTTCATAAACTCATCGTCTATTACTACACATTGATGCATATTTAAACATTGACGATTAACATCTCCTTTAGGACGTCTGATCATCAAAAATTCTTCAATATCTGGGTGATTAATGTTGAGATTAACTGAAGCTGCTCCTCGTCTAACTGAACCTTGGTTTGTAGCTAAAATTGTTGAATCATATATTTTAACCCAAGGCACTACACCCTCACTTACACCATTTCCTTGAATAGGTTTACCTCTGCCTCTAATTCTAGAAACACCAATACCAACACCTCCACCTTGAGATGATAAACGCATTAGTTCTGAATTTGCTAATGCAATTCCTTCAATTGAATCGTCTGTGTCAATTCCAAAACATGAAATAGGCATTCCACGTTCTGTTCCCATATTTGATAAAACCGGTGAAGCTAAGCATAGCCAATTTTTAACTATTGCTTCATAAAATAATGGTTGCAGATCTTTACGTTTTAGTCGACGAGCGGCTGCTTTAGATACTCTAGTAAATGCTCTAAAAACATCCTCATCTGGTAGAAGATATCCTTTTGAAACCATCGATAGTGAGATTTCATTCATAAAATCAGGATAATGTTTATTTTTTATCCAATTTGTTGTGTCTATTTGTATGCTCATTTTTTATTTTATTTTAGTTTATTATTAATGAGAACCTAACAGGAAATCTAGGATTTTTATTTTACCTGCTGTATCATATCCAACATTATCTATTCTGACGTCTCTTATGATATTACCTGTCTCTTTGTTAAACCCAGCATTATTTAATCTTTCAAGAAAATCTTTTAATTTAGGTTTTAATGTTTTTTCATATGGGGTATTATCTAATAACATATTAATTCGATTGGGGAATGCAACTAAGATCTCTAATACATCCTCTAAGTCACCAAATTCTTCTTCTTCATAGTATTCTTCTTCACCTTGTTCATTTCTAAATAGAATATCATTTTTTATTAAATAATCATTTAGTTCATTAAGATCTTTAGTAAGAGATTTTTCATCTAATTTTTCTTGAACTATATACCCTTTATCAAAATCAACTTTATCAACTTTAGCAAATACCTCAGGATATTGTTTAGAAATTTGAATACGTTCTGCCCAATCTTCTGATTCCCATTCATCATAAAGTTTTTTTATAACAAATCCAGATTTTATTTTAGATGGATATACTATTTGTTCACCACCTTGACCTATAGGAGTTTTGGGTTGAATATTTAATTCTTTTAATAATTTAATTAATTTTATCATAATTTTTATTTTATAAATCGCTCCAGTCAGCTGTTGATTTTGAATAATCTGTTACTCTATTTGCAAAGAAATCTTGGTGTGTTTTACCACTTGTTAAATGTCCAAACCATTCCATTTGCCTTAACATATTAGGGTCAATATCATTATAAATATGTGAATAACCAAGTTCTACTAGTTTTTGATTTGCTCTTTCTTTAATGAAATTTTTAAGTTGTTCTTTATTTAAACCTTCAATATCTCCCATTTCAAATGCTTTATCTATAAAGTCAAATTCTAATTTTACAGATAAATCACATGCTTCATAAATAGCGTGAGTTAATTCTTTAGTATTTAATTCTGGTTTTTCTTCTAGTAGTGTTCTGTATATCCAACATCCTGCTTTTGAATGTAAAGATTCATCTCTTACACTCCATTCAACAATTTGCCCTGTTCCTTTCATTAAGTTACGTAATTGAAAAGACATTAACACTGCGAATGATGAAAATAAATTTACACCTTCTGTAAACGCTGAAAATATAGCTAATGAAAGTGCTCTTTCATGTAATGTATTTCCAGGTTGTTCAACTAAACGATCAATTTTGGCTTTTGCTTCTTCATCTTCCATGAATGCCTCAAAATCATCTAAACCAAGTTCTTCATTTAAACGAGCATATGCTTCAGCATGGATAGATTCAAAATCTGCAAATGCACATGCCATAGCTTTAATTTCATGTTTAGGAAACCAATCAACAACTTTAGTTGACCAATAGTCATTTACATATGTTTCAGTTTGGGCAAATGATTTTAGAATATTACCTATTAGATTTTTTTCGCTTTCGGTTAATTTAAGTTTCCAATCATTTAAATCTGATGATAATGGCACTTCATCTGCTAACCAATGTGCTCTATGTTGATCTTTATAAAAATCAAATGCGGTTTGGTATTCAAATGGTTTATAATGTGGTCGTAATTCAGTAATTGCCATTTTTATTTAAATTTTAAGTTTGTATCAATAAATATACAAAATATCTTATCCCATTCCTAGCTCAAAGAACTTTTCTTTTAGGAATTTTTTCTCAGATACTTCTATATCTTGTTTTGTTGTTTTTTGTGTTGCTGTAATATCATCTTCATCCATTTCATTTTCATCTATTTCAAAAGTTCCTGTTGAAGTATCAATTTTTGGTGAAAAAAATGTACAACCATCTTTTCCATATCTGTTACCCATGAAATGCCATCTACCTGTTCCTTCTAATCTATCTTTTCTACCTCTTGAAAGTGATATAACGATATCTCCAATCATGATTTTATCAAATGAACCTGCAATGTGTGAACTTTCTAGAATTGCTTTTTCAGCTCCACTTCTATTTGCTTGAGAAGGTGATATGATTGGAATTTTTAATTCTTTAGCTAATCCTTTAGCATCTGTATACACATCATCAATATCATCCTTTCTTTCACTTCTTGTTTTTCTATTTGATAGCAAATCTAAATAGTCTATAAATATAGCATCTGGTTTAAAGTCAAGTTTTTCTAAATGAGATTCTATAGTACTTAAAGTTGCTCTTTTTGGTGGATATTCTTTAATAACTAATTTTCCAGGTAATTGTGATGCTATTTCTTCTACTTTATTTCTATTGTTGATTACTTCATCTACAGGTATTCCTGTAAGACATGCATCAAATCTTTTACCTACATAATTTTCTCCAAGTTCTAAAGCATAGTATACAATGTTAAAACCTAATTTAACAGCTTCTGCTGCCATAGCAATTGTAGCCCAAGATTTACCACCTTTTGGATTACCAAATATTAAAACTAAATCTCCGCTTCCATATCCACCTTGAGTAATATTATTAAATGATGACCAAGGGAACGGAATAACATTTCTAGCATCTTCTCTATATCGGCTTTCAATATCTTTTTCATATTCATGGCCTATATTTCTGTCTTCACCGGCTTTAATTGCGTTATTAATCATTGAACGAATAGAATCATAATCTCCAGCATTCAAAAAGTCTACACTTGTTAACAACGCTTTTTTTAGCTGTTGATTTTTACAAAAAGATGCAAACTCTTCTTGGACATATTCTAAATCTTCATCTGATGCTTCGTATGCTGATTTTAATTGTTCTTTAATAGAAACTTTCAATACATCATTTGTAACTCTTTGAAGTTCTACTTTAAGAACATCCATTGAAGGAGTTGTATGGTATTTTTCATAATATTTCATGATTTCTTTGATAATCCATTTTTGAGCTTGGTTATCAAAGTATTCATCACTTAAAATATCATTAATATTTAATAAAAATTCTTTATGTGTTAACAATGATGAAAGCACTTTAATCTGGAAGTGCGGTCCATATTGATTTAAATTTACTAATGTCATGTAACTATTTATTTATAACTAATTTTTTGAAAATATCTTGTATCCACGTTTCTACGTTTCTTATTAATCCACCAATCTGATCGTTGTGATACATTTCAAGAAATTCTTTTGGATGGAACTCTAATTGAGTTTCCTTTATAAATTTATCCACATTGCTCTTATCTTGTTCACTCATCATCGGATTGGATAAATCCATTATCATATACTTGTTTTTTAACCCTGCAATATCATGTACTACTCTAGAATAAATGACATGATCTTTCATTTTCCTTTCACTTATGTCAATTAAATCATCAAATGACATATCTTGTTCTGCCAATTCAGGAAAACGTTTAAGTAATCCTTTTAATCCTAAACCTTTAATTCCTGTAATTCCATCTGAATTATCTCCCATCAAGAGTTTATATAGTAAAAAGTTATGAGGAGTAACTCCAAATTTCTCAACTACTGTATCTTCAGTATAGTATTCCTTTTCTATAGGTCTATAAACTGTTACTTTTTTAGATATAAGTTGAAGATAATCCTTATCACTTGATACTATAAATACTCTGTCTTCTGGATGGGTTGGAAGGGTTGAACTTAAATAAGCTATAACATCATCCGCTTCTACTCTACTTAACGATACAGTTTTAACTGGTAGTGTTTTCAAGTATTGGATAATTCTAACTATTTGTTCAATTTTTGAATCATTTTCTTCTTCTAGATTATCGAACAATTCATGTTTTGTAAGTCTAACCATGTTTCTCCCTGATTTATATTCAGGGATAATATTTTTTCTATTTGATGATGAATCAACTCCATCAAATACTACATAAACTTGTGTTGGTTCGATAGTTCTAATCAAAGCACCCAATGATCTAAAAAAACCACCTAGACCTCCTATATGAATACCCTGAGAATTGATAGTATTTATAGCACTAAAATTTCTAAAGAATAAATTGAGTCCATCTATAAGCAAATATCGCTCTGATTGTGGTGTCTCTTCTCCATTCTCTTGGATATTATCTAAGAGATCTAAAAGGTGTTTTTTCATAATTTAAATTTTAATCTTCGTTTTCGAATAAATCAGAAGCATCTGCTTTCTCATCCCATTCGCTATTATCTTCTTGTATAATATACGAACCTTTTCCTAAGATGTCAACCCATTCGTGAGAATGTTCATCTTTGTATTTCTTGATTGCTAAAGCATCATCTTTAATGAATCCATGAACTGTACTTACTATGGTTCCTTTTGTGGTAATACCATTAATGTGATTTTTATCACATGCAATTTTGGTTCTTAATGCAAATTCAACTTTTTTCTTGTCTTTAGTTGCTTCAATTTTTGATGTACCTGCATTTGTAATGTTTCCAAATGTAAAACACAACGAAGCATCGTAATAGAATGTATCTCCACCTTTATTTGTCATTTTAGGTTGTGACATTGGTGTTAAAGCTGGTGCTACACCTACTTTGTTTACTACAAACAATGTATTTGTATATTTTGAGCTTTCTTTACGAGACATTACAATTTGTTGATTTACAAAATTTCCAAATTGAGTTGCTATTGCTCCAGCATTCCACATTGGGTTGTTTTTACCTTGTTCAATTGACATTTGACATGGTATTGAACCTACTGAATCCCATAAAAATAATAGATCATATGGTAAATTACCTTTTTTCTGTTCTACTAAGAGATCAATAATAAATGCAGCAATGTCTTCAATTGAGTTGAGTGTACTTCTATCACGATAGATAAAAAATCCATCTTGATCTATTATTTCTCCAGTGCTTTCATCTACTACATCATTGATTTCAAAACCCATTGTTTTCCAGTGATTCCAATCATGTTTCATCTCGGTAATAATTAATACAGGTAAAACGCCCATTTTTTGGGCGTTTACTGCTACTTCAATAGAAGTAGTAGACTTACCTGTATTACTCTTACCTCTGACCATTGCAACGTGTCCCATAGGGATACCGGGGATAGATAGTGTCTCTTGCAAAGCAGGAGAAAACGGAATCCATTTTTGTTCTTTGAACTTAACATTAGATGCTAGTCCTTTATTTTGTTTAAATTTATCTAAACTAAAAGCAGATTTAATTTCATTACTAGCTGCTTCAGTTAAAGATTTTCTAGTTGTTTTGGCCATGTTTTATATATTATTCAAAAGGTAAATCAGTTTCATCATCTCCAAACAAATCATCAAACTTGTCTGCTGTTGATTTTTTAGGTTCAGGTTTGCTTATTGAAAAATTAGACTTTGCAGGAGCAGGTGCTGCAACTTCTTCACTTTCCTCTTCACCTTCTTCAGGTGTCAACCAACTTTGAAGTGATTGTTTTACTTCTTCGAAAGTATATTTTTTAAATACTTCTAATGGGTTAGGTTGTACATCTAAAAGTTTCTCCAATTCACCTTTATCGTTTGATAATGGAGATGATTTTAGAGATGGGCTGATTGATGTTTTGTTATAAGCTGTACCTGTAACATCTGGTCCTACTGTTGTAAGTTTAATGTCTCTTCCTTCCATGATGTCTGTGTAATCTCCGATTTCTTCATCAGCACCCATGTTTAGAAACTCTTGGTATACTTCTTTACCAAATTGCCATAATTTAACACCTTCAGACTCTTCACCTCTTACTATTACCGGAACAAAAATACGAACTTTAGCATCCAATTTTTTAGCTAATCTCCAATTTTCTTTGTCACTTGATTGACGAAGTTGTTTAGCGAATTCTTTAATAGGATCCTTTTCACCCCAATTTGCAGGTGAAGCCATTGTGTTGTTACCAATACCATAATAGAAAGACATTTCTGTGAATGGGAATGATGGGTTGAATTTTGAAGGGACAACACGAACAACTTGTTTCCCTACTGTGGGTTTCCAGAAAATATTTTTCTTTTCCCCGCCTCCGCTATTTCCAGAGGATTGTTTGTTTAACGATTCTAATCGTTTTTTAATTTCATTTAAATCCATGATTTTTTAATTTTAGTTAATTAATATAATATATAAAGTATTGTTTTAAAAACCAAACCTATTTTACAAGTTCTAAAGCCCATTGAGATAATTTATACCCAGCAAACGCCCCAAAAGCTGATGCAAATGGGAATATTACGATTTTTCCTAGGTCAGTTACATATTTAGGTCTATTGATAATTTTTCCAACATAAAAATAATAAAATATATAAGCACCTAAAACAGCAATATCTGTTTTCGTAGCAATAGCTACTACTACAGCTGAAATTGAAAAACCGTACAAAGCATTATCTATAATAGCTTCTATAATTTCTCTAGAGGTGGCATCTTTCCACTCTTTAATGATTTTTTGATATTTAATTTTCTGTCTCATCTGATTCATCTATATTAAAAATTGAAGATTTAAATAACAACGTACACAGAAAAAACAATCCAGATGCTTGAATATAAGTAACATGGTTAATACCATTTATTGCATTTACAAGATAATGGTTCCATAAGTAATATACAGGGATACCATTAATTAATGATACTAACCCCATAATAATAAGAAATCGTGCCATATTATTGGCAAAAAGTAATATATTTTTCATAATGTGTAATGTTTATCATCTTCATCAAATTCTCCAAATAAATCGTTTCCTTTATAGTCAGGATGATTATTTGACATATAATCAATACCTCTAACCCATAATGCCGCTAAAGGTACAATAATAATTAGAATAATTATGATTGCTGTCATATTTTTAAATTTTAATCCCACCAGCCTAGCCATCTGCAATTAGATATTACTTTTCTGAATATCCAGGAATTTTTTATAGTTTGAGGTGAATCTTTAAAAATCAAATCAAATACTTCAGTGCTTCTGTATTTGACACTGTAGTAAAAATCTTCGAATGTTCTTTTCATTTTAATATTTTATATCAGTTGAAGTATTAAGACCATCAGTATATGTTTTTGATGTATCTATTTTTGGTTCTTCTTTGATTTCTTTTGGTTTTACTATAGAATCTACTTTTTTAATATGCTCTTTTTTTACTATAGGTGTTTCTATTTTTTCAATTTCCATTTTTATGGGTTCAGTTAAAACGAAACTTCCTACAGAATCTACAATTTCTACTTTGGCCGGTTCCAACATTAAAATGTCTTTTTCATTTATTATAAAATATGATAAAGCAATTATTGTTGGGAGGGTTATTATAGCTATTCCTAAATATTCAGTTATTTTAAATTTGTTCATGTGATAAATTTTTAACAATTGTTGATAAAGAATGTTTTACATTTGAATATATTTCTTTTTCCATTAATTTACGACGCTTTTCCATTTCATTGTCGAATATACTACATATCCTTTTATAAACATTGCTACCATGTAAACTGATATTGTAGCTATATTGGTGGTTAACTACTGTTAATTGGTCCATCTGGAGTGTAAGAAATATCTGTTGTGAATTACTTTTAATGTATCTTTTCTCTGTAATTGGAGAATATAACAATTCAGTAGAATCTTGTGGAATTAAATGTTTACATATTGTAATACATTCTCCTTCATGATCGATGTGGGATTTATTTGGGTTTTCTAAATTAAAAACTTTAATTGCTTTTATACCAATTTTTTGGCAAAAACGTTTAAAAATGTGTTTATATTTGTTCATAACTTTTATTTTTTTATTTATTTTCTTTTAGTGATTGTATAAATCTTTTTATTAATTCAATTTCAGCTTGTCTGACCCTATGCATCATATATCCAGGACTTGTCAGTGATTGTAATCTTTCAAGGGTGTGTAATTCTTCAGTCCATTTTTCTATTAAATCCATAACTCTTATTTTTTTGATTTTTTGGGTTTCTTTGACAATGCAGATATAAGATCTATTTGACTTGTAACTAATCCTTCTAAATATTCGACGTGAACCGGTAATGCCGAATCTTTTTCAAAGGCGCTAATTAATCTATTAATAACCTCGATTTGTTCTAATTTGTCACATGACATAATAGAACTTTCAATCATTTCAAATGCTTTTTGGTATTCTTCTGTTGGGTACATAACTTATTATTTTTTTATACATTAAATATACGAAAAAAAGCTTGGATAACCAAGCTTAATTTTAAAGTTCTACTATTTTTGATTATTTTAAATATTCTAAAACAGGGATAATATCTTTCATTTTTGTATATTCTTGATAATTTTTATAAGTAGAATTTTTTCTTTTATAAAAATATGAAGGATCAACTAACATTATTTTTTTCTTAGGTTTTTGAATAACCATAAAATCATTTTTTCCAGAATAACTCATAGCATATGAATATCCAAAATCCCCATCTTCACTTCCATCGTCTCCAAAAGGTCTATCACTTTTAAAAGGATTAAAATCTACTATATCTCGATCTGAAATGGTAGTTCCAGATGTAAATTTATATCCTTTTTGTTTTAATAGGTTAGATAGTATCATCCAATCGTCTTCAGAATCAATATAAAACGCCCATGGTTTTGATTCTATAATTTCTTTAAGAATGTCGGTCATTTTTATCATATCTCTACTATCTTATATATCTTTGTTTTCAATTGTTTTAACTCATCATGTTGAGTCAACAATATAGTATTTTTATAGTGTTGCCAGTTGATTGGATATCTTGTATCCACAATACCATTATTTAATCCTTTAATCAACTCGTTTAAAGCATTA